AAGGCAAGGACACAAGAATAAGTGTCACAAGACCCCTTGCAAGGGGTCTTTTTTTATGATAAATTATTTGTAAATGGAGAAAACCAATGAAACTGATTGCTGCACTGTTACTAATTGGTGCAACATCTGCTCCAGCATTTGCTGGTGGCCCTGTATTCAGAGGGCAGAGAAACACTTATCATGAGTCATTCTGCTACAAGAATACTGAGGAGTATGTTCCTGGATACTATGATAAGTATGGGAAATATGTTGGTGGATATGTAAGGTATAATAAGAAGAAAGTTCCCTGCAATAATCACTATCATCACAATACTGATCCATATCCAAATGTTGGCACAGAGGATAATAACTCCTGTGTAGAGGGTTCTATCCTTGGAGGTATCTTAGGAGGTGGTGCAGGCGCTGCTATGTCCCGTGGAGACGGTCGCTGGTGGGCGATCCCATTGGGGATTGTGAGTGGCAGCATGGTGGGATGTCAGGTTGATGGTGGCTAAAAGGGGTACCGTCTAAAGTGTCCTTATAGTGTGGAGGGCAAGACAAGATAAGAGGGAACGACAAACTGTTCCCCGCCCTCCCATCTCTTTCACTTCTACTTTCATGGCAACTCGTTCCCGCATCGGTATTCAACTCAAAGACAATTCTGTCCTGTCTGTTTATCATCACTGGGACGGTTATCCTGAGTGGTTGGGTCGTATTCTCACCACACATTACAACTCCCGCGAACAGGTAGCAGACCTGATTGACGGTGGCGATATGTCATCCTGCTGGTCTGATACTGTTTGGGGTGAAGATCGTACCGATGGTCAAAAGTATGGTCCTGAGTATTATTCTGCCCGTGGTGAGAACTGCCCTCCTCGTCTTGATGATCTCTTTGAATATCTTGACAAGAAAAATAATGAAGAGTATGCTTATATTTGGACTGTAAATAACAAATGGGTCTGCATGGATATGAATCAGTTCAATGACAACAACCCTGAAAAGGTTGAAATTCCCTCTGGAGCACTTGCAGTATGATTGATTACAACGACGACCGCAAAGAATTGCAAACAGAACGCATGATTGATGATTTCATTGCTGAATGTGAGAAAGAGGCAGCAAAGTTGGAAGTCACTGTTGACTACTACATTGCTGAGTTCATGTAATTATGTTAAACTATGGAGGTAATCTACCGAGGCCAATGACTCAAAAATTTCTCTACATTGTGGATCATTTTATTCCCTTTCCCCAATCTGAATATGGTGGACTTTGGAATGTCGTTGCAGAACATGATGATGAGTGTTTTGATCTGATTACAGATGGAGATGATGGATTGAATCAACAGTATTACAATCGTCTCCGTGAAAATATCAGTAAAGCACCGACATTTGCACTAACAAACGAACATGAATCCTGCATTGTTGAAGAGTTTACAACGTGATTGAACTTCCACCCGATTTTATTCATGAACCACCAAAAGGATACCACTACGAAGTGGAGCACTTTCGACGTAATGTTTGTCGCATTTGCATTGTCAATGATGGTAGTTTCTCCTATACTAATGATGCACCTAAGTGTGTCTGGGGATTCTATGATGTTAAAAAGAGAAGGTATTCAGCGCCTATTAACTGGTCCAAGCAAGGAGATCCAGTAGACATCAATGACACTCGTCCTTATACTGCTATGCAGTTAAACCTCAATCCTTTGATGGCAGCATTTCAATGAACTACATTCCTCAGGTTGATGACTATGTAAAATGGAAAGACCATGAGGGATGGGTTTATTTTAAGTGCGATGATTCCATCAGCATTGAGTTAGGTGTGAAGGACAAAGTGTGCGACAAAGGTACATGTCACAAGAAAAATCACATTTTACTTGTATGTCCTAACTTTTATTGGGATGAATTAGTGTATGTAAAGAATAGACGAGATAGGTCTGATGATGAGTACAAATCACAGCAGTACAGACACAAAGACCCGTGAATAAATTATGGGAAATTTGGAAGTATGCCATAGGAAGTTTCAGTGACGACAAGACAGCTCCTTACGATAATTACGTTGCTGGCATACGCACCATTATATTTGTTAGTTACATGGTCACTAACGCTTTTATTGTATCTGGAGTAATCCGCCATTGGAATGATGTATCAAGTTCAGTACCTCAAACCCAAGAAAAAGGGTTTTGCAAAGCAAACAGCAACATTTATGAAAATTGATGATGCTGTATTTTGGGAGAAAGTCATGACCGAACAGGGATGTAAGGACTTTCAAATTCTAGTTAAGTAAAGGGGTACCGTCTAAAGTGTCCCCATTGTGTAACCAACCATTCAACATGGATTGCTATCTGACTGAACAACAAGTTGAAGAACTTGTGAACTTTGATTGTGTTGAACAAGATCTTGCTGATCTAGTTGAAGATGGTCCAAAGTTCAATCTTGATGAATATCTGAACTCTGATATTGATTATTGATGAAACTTAAAGGAAAACCACTTCGTCGGGGCGCACCAACTGGTCGTCAACTCCGACGAAAAGCACAAAAACTAGGCAGAACAACTAAATTTGGATCTGCCATGAAAACACTAGGATTTATTCACAACCTCAAATGAAACCTGCTGAAATTCTCTATCAACTGCGCGATCTTAATGAAGAGTGGCGCAAGCAATCTTTTGCTCTCACTAATGAACAGCAAGAAAGATACAGCAACCTGATTGCACAACGTCGCGAACGAGTTAAGTTCTTCTACGACAATAATCTCGTATCTAAGGGAGGATTGCGGAAGAAGGATGAGGTTCAGGAAGAGGAGCAGGACTAAATATAGGGAGGACTAACAACATTCAGATGAAAACGTTCCAGCAATTTATCACTGAGGTCTATGACAAAGATGTTATGGGCCGTTCACAAATTCGCCGCACTGGTGAAGGTGGACGAATTGGTGCTGAGCGTAAGAAATCTGAACCAGAAAAACGCAGAATGAAGGCTGCTGGCGGGGGCAAAATGGTCCCCGCTAAAACATATAAAGATAGAAAAGATATTGGATCTCAGAGACAACGATCCACTAGAGAACAGCAACCAACACAGGCAAGAGGATCTGCTGCTGATGCACAGAAAGCAGCAGCACAAGCAGAAAGAAAGAAAGCAGCACAGGCAAGAATCGCTGCTAGAAAGAGTGGCAAAGCAGTACCTGAAAAGAAACCAACTCCCACTGCATCACAATTACTTTCTAAAAAAACAACAAAACCAGCAAATCCTAATTACAAACCACAGAAAGCATCAGGTAAAACTGAAGCAGAGCGCAAAGCATTAACGAAGAAGGGAGAAAAGGCCCTCAGAGATATAAGATTGAAGAATCTTGGCAAAAAATCTGAGAGAGAACTGAAAAACCCCATCACTGCGAAGGAAATTGCCCGCAGAAAGAAAGAAGGATAAAAGGGGTACCGTCTAAATTGTATCAACATTGAATCACCTACATCATGGCACGAGATCTTACCAACATCCCGGAAGGCAGTTGCGTGTGCTCACATTGTGGTGAGTTAAAAGAAAACAGCAACTATTCATTTTATAGCAATAGGTTTACCAAGGATGGCAAACGCCTTCGGGTGAATACTTATTGCATCACATGTTCTACGCAGATCAGTAGAGATCTGAGCAAGATTAAGAGAGCAATCAAGAAAGAACATCCGCAACCCGCATATGGAGAACCCTGTGCATGTTGTAACAAACCAGTATATGCACATAAGAAAGATGTTCCCGCAGGTGTTGACGGAACATGGGGATGGCAATGTGATCATGACCACAAAACAAATAAATTCCGTGGATGGTTATGTAAAAAATGCAACACAGGTATGGGAGCAGTAGGAGATGACCTAAAATCTGTGCTCCGTGTTGCAAATTATCTTATAGGAGATGATTCAGAATCTCGGCAATATGCTATTGAGTATCTTAAAGGGGGTACCGTGTAAATTGTCCTGATTATGGAGATTGACAACCTCTCTAAAAGTTGTTAAAATGACTTTAATTAAACTACTACATCATGTCTGTCACTGCTGAAGTGAAAACCGCTCCAAGAATTGACGTTTGCATATCACTGGCAAACCGTATTCTTATGGGTGAATTTGATTGTTCTGAACTTGAGGATCTTTCCTCAATCATGGAACTTGTTTTCCTCCAGATTCGGGAGCAAAACATTATTGACCACATTTGCATCATCGCTGATAAAGTTGATGAAGCAGAAGGAGATCTAAAGAATACTGATCCTGTTCTTCTTTGGGAAGAAGCAGGTAAAGATGGTGAAGATATTGGTGGTGATGGCAATCACACCAGGATGGGATTGTGTCAATCCAAATATGCTGACAAGATCAAAACTCGACGAGTTCCTAAAGTTATTTGGAAAGGTCTTGGCATCACCACCGAAGAAATGGTGATGATTGGTACTATTCTTAATAAACAGAATGAGAAAGTAAAAGCACCTAATAGTGATGGTACACTTATCAAGCAATTAAAAGAATGGAAAGAACTTGGACACGATTTTGATTCTGCTTACTCTCATGAAGCACTAAAAGCACTTGGTAAAGACACCAAGAAACAGCGCGACACTGTTATCAAAAAAGCAAAAGAAGATTATCTCAGAAATCAAGCATCTGCTGCTGGTAAAAAAGTTAAGCAATATGGACAAGGTGCTTCTGAGGCTGCTAATGAAGAACTGAATAAGAAAGTTGAACGTCTTCGTGATTCTAAAACCATGGTTGTCAAGGGACCAACTGGTCACACTAAAAACCTGGAGTGGAGTGTAATTGGAGAGATTACTGATCAAGAAGTAAATGCAGGCAAACACAAAGTTGCTCTGGTTCTTTACCACAACTCCTTTGAAAATAAGGAAAAATGGGAGGGAGATTATGGAACTACTTTCCTGAAACGACTGAACACTTATCTGTCTATGTTGCAACCTGTTGAGGTTATGCTTGATGATGGTGGTATTGTTAAGTACAACTATCAAGCACAAGTTTATTTCATGGACTTCCTTGAAGATGATGGACGACAGAACATCAAGACCGACTGAATAAAAGAAAGGGGTACCGCCTAAAGTGTGCCCCTAATATAACGACCTGATTATGATTACCCTTC